CCCGCCAGAACGGCAAGGGCGGCATCATCGAGGCCGACCAGCTCGGCGCGATGTTCCTGACCAAGGACCCGCAGATTATCTATTCGGCGCACCAGTTCAAGACCGCGAAGGCGATGTACCGGCGGATCAAGGAACTCGTCGAGACCACGCCGGACCTGAACAAGCTGGTGAAGGCTTACCGGCAGTCGAACGAAGAGACCGGCATCGAGCTCCCGTGGGGCCGGCTGAACTTCTTCGCCCGGTCGAACGGCTCAGGTCGAGGCTTCTCGGGTAAGAAGCTGTACTTCGACGAGGCGTACAACCTCGATCCGGAGCTGATCGCGGACATGTTGCCGACACTCTCCGCCATGGATTCCCCGCAGGTCTGGTACTTGTCCTCTGCGGGCATGGCTGCCAGTGAGCAGTTGGCCCGTGTGCGTGCTCGAGGCATCCAGGGCGACTCCCGGCTGGCGTTCTACGAGTGGTCGGTGCCCTCGGGTGTGGATCTTGACTCGGTTGACGCCCTGTACGAGGCCAATCCGGCCATGGGTATCCGCTTGGACCCGGAGTTTGTGTCCGCCGTGGAGCGTCCGAGCATGAATGACGAGCAGTACGGCCGCGAACGCCTCGGTATCTGGGCCGAACCTGGCGGTGAGCGAGTCATTACCGCGGCTCAATGGGCTGCAGTGCAGGATTCGGAGTCCAGGCGGGGCGTTGAGGACGCCGTGTTTGCCGTGAACGTCGATATCGACCAGGCGACGGCTGCAATCTCGGTCGCTACGGAGAATGTGAACGGCAAGATCCACGTCGAGCTCGTCGACATGCAGTCTGGGACTGATTGGGCGGTCGAACGGCTCGCCAACATCTACTCGCGGCGCGCTACACCGGTCGTCATTGACGCCGTAGGCCCTTCTGGCGCTCTCATCCCGGTTTTACAGTCCCTCGGGGTGGAGTTACGCATCATCGGCACCGCTCACGTCCTCAGGGCGTGCGCTGCGTTCGTCGAGGACGTCCGTACGAACAAGATCGCGGTCCCTGGTGGTCGTCCCGAGTTGGATGCCGCCGTTGCTGCCGGCGCCAAGCGTCCTGTGGGTGATGCGTGGGCGTGGAAGCGCAAGGACTCGATGACTCCGATCTCACCCCTGACCTCAGCGACTCTCGCTTACTACGGCTGGCTGACTCGTTCCGAAGTGGCCGCCAAAACGCCTCGATCTGGAAAGGTTTGGTGATCCGTGAACCGCGCAGACGTTATCCAGCTCGTCACGGACTCTCTTTACCCGTCTTACCGGTCTGAGCGTGCCCGCCTGGATCACATCGACCTCTGGTATCGCTGGGATCAGGAAGACATCCGCATCCCCCGCGGTGCGACCCCGGAGTTGCGTGCTCTGTCGGATCTGGCGAAGACGCCGTGGCTTGGGCTGGTTGTGTCGACGGTCGCTCAGGCGATGGCGGTTGATGGTTACCGTTCGCCCGAGGGTGGCGACAACAAGGCCCCGTGGCGTACCTGGTTCGCCAACGGGATGCCGCAGCGTCAGAACGCCCTTCACAGGGCTGCACTGGCCTATGGTTACTCGTTCGCCAAGGTGCTGCCGGGTGTGAACATGCGCGGTGAGGCCATGGCGTCCATTCGTGGCGTTGACCCCCGGCAGATGTTCGCCGTGTTCCAGGACCCGGCGAATGACGAGTTCCCCATGTACACGCTCGAGATCGACGGCAAGCTGGCGTACTTCACCGACGACCAGCAGGTCTGGACGCTCGGGTTCGAGGACGGCAAGTGGCAGTACATCACCGACCAGTTCCACCGTGTCGGTGTCTGCCCTGTCGTCCAGTACAGCAACCAGCTCGACCTCCGGGGCGGTACTGCCGGCGAGGTGGAGCCGTTCATCGGAGTTGCGGCCCGAATCAACAAGACGTCGTATGACCGTCTGCTCACGCAGCACTTCAACTCGTGGAAGGTCCGCACGATCGCGGGTCTTGCTGAGCCTGACAGTGAGGAAGAGGCGAACCGGAAAAAAATCCAGCTTCGCCAAGACGACATGCTGGTCGCTGAGGACCCCGATACCAAGTTCGGCTCCCTCCCTGAGTCTCCGCTGAACGGCTTCATTGACGCCCATGAGTCCGACATCGACTCGCTGGCCGCGGTGTCTCAGACGCCCCGGTTTGCGTTCGGCAAGCTGGTGAACCTGTCCGCTGAGGCTTTGGCTGCGGCTCGTGCGCCGTTGTCGCAGAAGATCGGTGAGCGTCAGCAAGCTTTCGGCGCCAAGCACGCCTCCGTCCTGCGTCTCGCGGCTCACATCCAAGGTGATGAAGAGTCCGCGGATGACGTAATGGCTGAGGTCACCTGGCAGGACCTCGAGATCCGTTCTATGGCGCAGGCTGTCGACGCTCTCGGCAAGGCGTCCACGATGCTCGGCATTCCGCCGAAGGCTCTGTGGTCCCGCATCCCCGGCGTCACCAAGTCTGACGTCGACGACTGGTCGGACACGGGCAAGTACCCGCCGGCCCCCACTCTTCCCGCCCCGGTGGCGGAAAGCGCACTACCTACCGACTAAAGCCCTGGAGGCTTCATGTCTGAGAACGCCACGGAGACCGAAAACGAGCAGGTTGAGGACTCCACCAAGAAGGACACCGACGCTGACACCACCGAGGCCCCGGAGGCTGACGAGGAAAAGGCGTGGGACCCGAATCGGGCCAAGGAGAAGATCCGGAAGCTCAACTCGGAAGCTGAGAACCTGCGTAAGCGTCTGAATGAGGCCCCCAAGGCTGACGACGTGCAGGCGAAGGACAGCAAGATCAGCGAACTGACGAACCACACCCTGCGGCTTGAGATCGGCTACGAGCTCGGTCTCCCGCTGGCGGTTGCGAAGCGTTTGCAGGGGTCGACTCGTGACGAGTTGATCGCAGACGCCGAGGAACTCGTGGAGCAGTTCACCCCGAAGACCCCGCCCTCGAGCAAGCCGTCACCTCGGCTTCGCGGCGGCGGTTCCCCGGCTGTCGAGCCGGAAGAGACGGATCTGCGGAAGCTCGGCTCCCGCATGTTCAAGAAGTAATCCGCTAGGCCCGGCCACGGTGTCCTTTCGCGGCCAACTCAACTGACCTAGGAGGTCACCGTGGCGCATTCCCTCTACACCCCCACGCAGGCGGCTCGCTCGACCATCGCCGCCCTGCGTTACCTGACTGTGCTCCCCCGCACCGTCCGTCAGGACTTCTCGCAGGAGTTCGTGGCCGGCCGCGGTCGCACCGTCGACATCAAGCTCCCGATCGGTGTCGGCGCCGCCCGTAACTACACGGACACGAACCGTACGAACCGTGATGCCATCGTGTTCGATGACCTGACCGAGACGACCACCCCGGTCACCATGGACACGCAGGTCTACAAGGCCGTGCGTCTGCCGGACGACTTCGTTACCTTCACGCTCGAGAGCATGGAGGATGAGGTTCTCAAGCCGATGGCTGAGTCCGTTGTGGACGGCGTCACTGCTCCGCTCCTGGCGAAGTTCAACGGCCTGACGAACGCTCCCACCACGGGCACGGACAGCGTCCCGGCGCTGCTCGCTGACGGCTCTAACGCCCTCCAGGTGCTCATCAAGCTGCGGGCCATCCTGAACAAGCGCAAGATCCCGTTCACCGACCGGTTCCTGGCGCTGTCGCCGGCGGCTGAGGCTGCCTTCCTGTCCCTCGCGCAGCTCCAGAAGGTCAACGAGTCCGGCACTGACGGTGTCCTCCGTGAGGCTGAGCTTGGTCGCCTGTTTGGGTTCAACATCCTCGTTGACCCCGGCCTGACGAAGTCGGTTGCGTACCACCGTGACGCTTTTGCTCACGTTATGCGTCCTTCTGCTGCGCCTCGCGGTGCCGCGTTCTCGACGGCCATCGCGCAGGACGGTTTCGCGCTGCGTTACATCCAGCACTACAACCCGCTGCAGCTCGAGGACCAGGCTGTCGTCGACACGTTCGTCGGCTCCAAGGTGCTCGACGCCAACCGCGCCGTGTCGATCGCGGACCCGGCCTGATCTGATGGCTTCGCCTCTGATCACGGTGTCTGACCTGGCGACCTGGCTAGGTGTCAGCATCGCCAACGAAGACCCGCGTGCAGAGGCTGTCATTGCTGCTGCGTCTGCCCTTGTCCGGTCCTTCACGGGCCGGACTTGGGTGGACGTGCCAGCGCCTGATGACGTCAAGTCTGTTGCTGTGCAGGTCGCTGGTCGCGTGTGGACCAACCCCCCCACGGGTGTCAGTTCGCAGTCTCGCGGCCCTTTCAGCGTGACCTACGCCGACGCCGGCGCCCTGGGGATGTTCCTGTCTGCGGACGAGAAGATCATCTTGGGTCGCTACAAGGTGGGCCGCCACGGTCTGTACTCCATCGGCGTCACCAAGAACGACGCCTACTCGGACACGATCTATGTTCCGACCGCCCCGGCCCCGTCGGGTTACCCGTTCCCTTGGCTCACATCCGAGGATCTTTGATGTTCGCCGGCGAAACCTGGCAGCACGAGCGCTACACGGGTGTCGATCGTGACGACCTGGGCAACCCGGTCGACACCTGGGCGGCCCCGGTGGCTGTGCCTGGCTGCGACTTCGCCCCCAACGGAATGGCAGAGCTTGTTGACGGCCAGCGGGTGGTCTCCACCCCCGCGCTGTATGTGCCTAAGCCCATCACCATTACGTCTCGTGACCGGTTCACTGGCCGCGGCAAGACGTACGAGGTCGAGGGTGACGATATCGACTGGGCTGCCCCGTGGGATCCGACTGTGATTGTGAACCTGAGGCGGGTGACGTCGCTGTGAAGATCAAGCTGAACTACAAGGCGTTCAAGGCGCTCCGTAAGGACCCGGCGGTTGTCGAGGATCTGAACGAGCGGGCTCTGCGTATCCGGCAGGCGTGCGGGGATGGCTTCGTGGTCGAGGTGGCCCCGTCGAGGAACCGTGCCCGTGTGACTGTCCAGACGGACACGTTTGAGGCTCGCCGCAGGAACGCCACAGAGCAAACCCTCATCAGGAACCTCGACGCCGGGAGGTGACATGGACGTCATCACCTTTCCCCACATTGAGCGTGTCCTGATCCCGTTTCTGAACGCTGAGCTCACTGCCCGCGGCAAGCCGGCGTGGGTGGCGTCGAAGGCCCCGCCTGATCGTCAGCGTGCGGTCCGTGTGACCCGTGCGGGTGGCCCCCGTCGGGACATCATCAACGACCAGCCGACGGTCATCGTCGAGTGCTGGGATGCCGACGAGTCCGCCGCGTACGCCCTCGCTGATCTGTGCCGCGGCCTACTGTTTGCGGCTGCGCAGTCTGACCAGCCCGTGTCCGGCGTTTACATCGGCGACTACACCGAGGCTTCCGGTGTGGTTCGCAACCCCGACCCTCTCACCGCTTACCCGCGGTTCCAGTTCACGGTGTCCCTGACGGTCAC